CGATGGTAGACTTAGAGATTGTCATCCTCAAATAGCTCAAGATTATTATGGTTTTACAGATAAAGAAATAAAAGAAGCTCAGGACTATGGATATATTCTTGAAATAGATAACAATTTTAATTAAATTAAAAAAAAAAACCAAACTTAATACAGCTCAAGTCGTAGTTTTTTGTGCTAGTAGTTTTTGTGAGATTGTTGATGGTAATTTAAAAAGAATATGTGATTGGAACTTCAACCTAGCAGATAACCTTGAAGTCCAAATGAATGATAATGAAGAGTTAGTGAAGTTTTTAAGTAAAATATTATCAATTAAAGAAATAGAATTATGAAAACAATAGAAGAAATTTTAAAAATGACAAAGGAAGAAATATTAGATTATAAATGGTCTAATGATTTAAACATTACAAAAGAAAATACTGGTTGCTCTGGTTGCTCTGATTGCTCTTATTGCTCTGATTGTCCTTATTGCTCTGATTGCTCTTATTGCTCTTATTGCTTTGATTGCTTTGATTGTTTTGATTGCTTTGATTGCTCTAATTGTTCTAATTGCTCTGATTGTTTTGGTTGTAGAAATGCTAAAGGTCTTAAATATGCTATATGTAATATTGAAATGACAAAGGAAGAATATGAAGACAAACTTAACCAGTTAAAAAAATAAGATTATGAAAATAAAATTTAGATATATTCTAAAAAATATTGATGGAATATTTATTGAATATTATACACTAGAAGAAATTGAAGAAATGGAATTTGAAGATAATCATACAATAAAAAATCCACATATAGAAAAAATCGCCCGTAATTTATTCACTGGACTTCTTGATAAAAACGGAAAAGAGATTTATGAGGGGGATATTGTTGAAATATATAGTTATATTTCAGAAGAGGGTGATAAAATAGACAAGGAAATTTATGAAGTTAAATGGTTTGGTGATAAAGATTATCCTGCTTTTGATTTTGTGGGTTGGGAAGGTGATACTAATGGATTAGCTTATATTTATCAATCAATGGAAGAGGATTGGAAAATGGAAATAATCGGAAACATTTACGAAGATAGCCATTTACTTAAATAAATATAATTAAAGGATTATGAAAAGAAAAAAAATGATAAAAGCGTGGGCAATATTATTAAATAATAATGATATTGTATATCCACTTTATAGAACAAAAAAAGAAGCAATTTATGATTTTCCAAATAGTGATGGTAATGCTATTTCTAAAATAGAAATTAAAATATTATTTGACCAACCTATACATTCCATTCACTAATCTTAGCCATATTTAATAATTAACCTATACATAGATGAAACACCGTCTTAAAAAAATAATAAAAAAAGCACGTAAATATGTGCCAGACACCTATGAGTATTTAAGACACAAATATTGGTTATATAAGATGAAGAAAGATTTATAAATTAAATAAAAACAAATGAAAACATCATTAGAACTAAGTAAAAAATTAAAGGATAATGAGTGCGAGTTAGAGAGTGAATTTTATTGGGCTTATTGTAAATATTTAGATACTTGGACATTAGAATTTAGTAAACGAAAAACTAAAAAAGGATTTTTAGTAACTAAAATTTACCCAGCACTAGACATTCTAAATGATATTTGTGTTAAGCACGCTAAGGAGTTTTTTGGGGAAAATTATCTACTCTATACAGAATATATTTTTACTCTTATTCAATTAAATGAAATTGAACTTAAACAAAACAAAATCAAAGATGAGATTGAGGAGTATATATGGGAGCATTGCAGTTTTAACGATAAAAATAAGTAAACAATAGGTAAAGTAAAGGTAAAGGGTTTACCTATTAAACATAAATTAAAATATAAACAGTAATGCTTCTAATGTTTTAGCTGAATGGCTTATCTACTTAATAGAAAATAACCTAACCAATTAAAATATAAAGAGGTATGAAAATTATTCCACTCAACGACTACTTGATCGTTGAACCATTAAAAGACAATAACAAATCTGAATCCGGTTTAACCTTGCCTGATTCTTCTAACACTGATAAGAAAGGTATGGGTAAGGTTGTTGATTTTGATTTAGAATTAAATTTAAAAGTTGATAAGGAAAAGGAAATTAAAAAAGGTTATGGAGTTTTATATAAACTATACGCCCCTAGTAATATTAAATACGACGGCAAAGATATGGTAGCCGTTAATTATAAAGACGTGATAGCAATTATTAAAGATGACTAAAAAAAAAGTAAAAAAAAATAAAGAAGAAAAAGGAGTTGCTGATTTAGAATATAGAGCAATGGAACTTAAATATTATGGTAAAAGTTTAGCAGAGATTGAAGAAGAATTAAAAGCGGAAGGTCATAATGTAAGTTGGCAAGTAATAGGCAGATGGTTTAGAGAAGACGGTAAACTATATAAAAAGTTTGATAAGTTTTGTACAGATATAAATGAAGCTAAACTTAAATTATCTAAACAGCAGATAGGTAGTTTATCAGAGGAATCAATTAAAACTATTGTCCGAGCATTAAAAGATGACAATGTTAAATTAGCTGAAAGGATACTAACTCAAACTGGAACGCTTGAACCTGAAACACAACCTATGGCTTTAGGCGGGGGTAGCTTTTCATACGAAAAATTAATGATAACAAATGAACAATCAGACACACAAAATAACAATCCAAGACTTAAAGGACAAGATGATGCAGTTGAAGTTGAATCGGAGGTTATACATCAAGGAACAGTTGAAGATTAAAAATCAATCAGCTAAAATTGTTTCTTTTGAATTAAATATAATTCAGGAAAAAGTTGATGAAGTAGTTAGTAAACTTGAAGACGCTGGAAAGCCAGTAAGGATTAAGATTTTAAAAGCTAGACGTGAAGGGATGACAACTTATGTTGCTGGTAAGATTTTTCATAATACTGTCACCAATCCGAACATTGATAGTTTAGTTATTTCCCACGAGCCACAAAGTACAGATGCTATTTTTGATATTTATAAATTATTCTATGAAAGTCTTGAAGATATATTTAGACCAATGTGTAGGTATGATAATAAGAACGAATTGGTGTTTGACAATCCAAACGATAAAGAGAGATTAATTAATAGAGGATTTAAAAGTAAGATAAAAGTTGCTACGGCTAATAAACTACAACTTGGTCGTGCCAGTTTAAATAGAAACTTACACGGATCAGAGGTTGGCTTTTGGAAGAACGCTAGAACTTTAATGACTGCCGTATTACAGACAGTTCCTGATTTAATCGGTACTAGCGTATTTTTAGAAAGCACAGCCAATGGCGTTGGCAACTGGTGGCAGATTAGTTTTATGAGGTCGTGGCGTAAAGAAGATGATTATGTAGCTTTATTCTTTGCTTGGTTTGATTTCCCTGACTATCAAAGAGAAGTTACAAAGTTAGAAGCTAAGGTAATAATACAAACTTTAACAGACGAGGAAGATATATTAATTAAAAATCATAAATGTACAGTACAGCAGTTGGCTTGGCGTAGGTGGATGATTATAAATAAGTGCCAAAATGATTTAGATATTTTCCATCAAGAATATCCGTCAACAGTTGAAGAGGCATTTATAAGCTCTGGTCGTCCGGTATTTAACCGTACTAAGTTACAATTACAAAATCTTAGGAACGGAGTACGTGGCTATCTTGAGCAAATGGGTGACGACATTGAGAATTGTGAGTTTATAAAAGACCGGAAAGGTGAACTAATTATTTATACTAAGCCAAATTCTAACCGCAGTTATGTTATAGGCGGTGACGTTGCCGAGGGTGAATTGATTGAAAGTGAAACCGAAGATATTGTTGAAGCGTTTGAACAAAAGAAAGGTGACTACTCGGTATTGGTTGTTATTGATTCTAAGACGCGCAACGTGGTCGCGGTGTGGCGCGGACACATTGATCCCGATTTATTAGGCGACAGAGCCGTAGAACTTGCTTATTATTATAATGAAGCATTAATAGCTATTGAGGCAAATAAAGACGGTGGAACTACTAATAAAAAGATATATAAGTTATATCCTCGTAGAAAAATATATTTTCACGAAATAGTTGATACAGCTAGAAATAAACGGACTAAGAAAATGGGCTGGCTAACTGATAAGAAAACAAGACCTTTTGTTATAAGTGAGGTCAGAGCATACATTAGAGATATTGATGGAAAGATGAATGACAAAAATATTTTTAGCGAGTGTATGACGTTTATAGTAACGGAGAGTGGCAAGCCAAATGCGGAAGCTGGCTGTTATGATGATTGCGTATTTGCTTTCGGTATTGCTTTAAATGTTTTAAATAAATATGCTTTTAAGTTAGTCGTTATTAGCAGACATCCGGAACGTAAGTTAAAAAATCCTAAGCTAGAGAATATTTGGGAAGATACTTTACTACCGGACTTTGACGAGTTTAAAAGTAGTTAATTAATTAACAATAAAAAAAATGAAAAAAAGATTAAAAAATTTACAAAAAATATCTATACCTGTCCGTATAATTAAATGTGATAATTTTGATAATATAGATGATGAGATTAAATATTTGGAAAATAGACTTAGCGATAAAACACTTAATTGTGGTGCTATGCATATGTATATCAAACGGCATCATCTACCTAAAACTATAAGTGATGAAACATATAATTGGTGGCGTAACTGGGTTGAACCATTGCCAGCTGAAAATTTTACAGATGAACATATTGCTACTATGTTTGATGAATGTAAAAAGTCTGAACTTATGGAGAAACGTCAAAAGTTTGACGGCATTCTTAAATGATAAACGTTTTCCATTAAATATAACTTAAAAAAACCTATGCTAAATCTTAAAATCCCAAAATGTTTAATGAACTTTGTAAATAGGCATACTTGTATTTTAGAAAAACGTGGATTTGAAACTAGGCTTGATTTTTCTAATAATACATTAACTGTTTTTAAAACTAAAGTTATAAAATCAATCGTTGCCGAAGAGGAACACGAAAAACTAGCACACAATGAAGTAGTTCATATTGAGTTTATCTTTAACCAAAGGATTTTAGATAAAACTAGATATAGTAAATCCGGTGTGCCTAAGCAACCAAATTATATTAATATAAGCCGAGAGGAATTTGAAACCTACAAAGAACATCCTGATGTATCTAATATGCTTTACAATTCTTATGAGGGTCGTGAGATATGTGAAGGTCTTAGAAACGGGGACTTCTCATTATCTTATAAAGGAATAAAATTAATCGTTGAGTGATATGAATTTAAGTCAAATAAAATCAGAAGTTGAAAAAATGGTTAATTCTAATATAGATGATAAGGAATGGGAATATTTATTTAATAAGTTTTGTAGACCAAAAACAATTAAAATATCAAAGAGGTATCATAAAGTTTTAATTGATAATATTATTATTTATTATAATAAACTTAAAAATTAAAATATATAAAATAAAACCAATGCTCTTTGTTGACGACAACAATTTAAACCACCGTAGATTTATAAAAGTCTATGGACGTGCTAGGCTAGTCAGATTTTTATGGTATATGAATAAAGGTTTAAGGAAGACCGAGATGTCAGCTTGTGCGCAGGGCTGGGGCAAGTATAAACGAATGACTTATAAAAACGTCAGATATTGGTATGATTTGTTTGAAGAATATAGAAAAGTTTAATAAATATAATTAAAGAGATTATGACAAATTGTCCACTATGTAATGGGACTGGTAAATGGCAAACACTAGAATTAACTAGACAAGAAAAAATTAAAGAAGCTAAAAAGCTAAAAGAAGCTGGTTTATCTATACAACAAATTATGAGAGTTATGGGTTATAAATCAAATATTAGTATTCAATTATTATTAAAATCTTAATATATGGAACAATCTTATTTATTAGATTTAAGAGAAAAAATAGAGAATAGTTATCAAGCTAATCCAACTGGATGTGGTGGAAGTTTTGGTGAAATACTTTGTTGGGAAATTCACACAAACGGTTTAACATTTATATGGCTTGCTAAAAAATGGGGAATAAGTTTACCAACTTTAGGTGAATTAATTAAAGACCATTGTGATAGATTACAGGAATTACCAAAGGTAAATCACGATTATAAATATAATCATTAAGAACTTATGAAGAATAAAATAATATTAGGCGACTGTTTAAAAATTATGAAACAGATACCTGATAAGTCAGTTGATATGATTTTATGTGATTTACCTTACGGAACAACAGCTTGTAAGTGGGACACTATAATACCTTTTGAACCTTTATGGAAAATATATAAAAGAATTATTAAAGATAACGGAGCGATAGTTTTAACTGCCTCACAACCTTTTACCAGTGCTTTAGTGATGAGTAATATTAAGATGTTTAAGTATGAGTGGATTTGGGAAAAACAAAAAGCTAGTAATTTTATGTCAATGAAATATCAACCAGCTAAATATCACGAAAATATATTAGTTTTTTCAAAAGGCAAAACTATTTATAATCCGATTATGTGGGAAACAAAAAATATTGATAAAAGAAAAATTATAAATAATCCAATAAATAATAAAGAAAGTCATCTTGGTAAAATAGATAGAACACGAAATAAAGATAATGGAGAAAGATACCCTAAATCAATAATTAAAATAAATAAATCTATAAATAAAAATTTACACCCCACCCAAAAACCAGTAGCCCTATTTGAATATCTTATAAAAACCTACACAAATGAAAATGATTTAGTTTTAGATAACTGTGCTGGAAGTGGCACGACAGGTGTAGCTTGTATTAATCTTAAACGAAACTATATCTTAATAGAAAAAGATGAGAAGTATTACGAAATTATAAAAGATAGAATTAAAAACTTACCACCTAAATTAATTTAGAAAAGTTTAATAAATATAATTAAAGGATTATGGAACAACAAGAAACAATAAATATACGTGATGAATTAAAACAAGACCTTATAGAAGCTGGAAAAGTAGTAAGTAAAATGGGAGATGATATTATGTTTAAGAAAAATTGGACTAAGAAAGAAAGAAGAGAAGTAGAACGTAAATTAAGTATTATGGAATTAATGTCTTAATAAGGGCAATTTTTGTATTCATTTAAGTCAATGTTTATAGGTAAGCGCTTAACATTTCAGGGCAATTAGTTGCGTTGTTTTTTGTTTGCCTTATAATTAATATATTAATGGCACGTGTACAATGCCAGTAATATCTAACAATTTAAACACCGCCGGCTTGCTTTAAGCAGTTTTTATAACTGCTTTTTATTTTTATGCCTATATTTAAAAAGAAATCTAAAGAAACAGAAGAAAAAAAAGAAGACAAAACAGATGACATTGAAAATGGCGTTGTATTGTTTAGTGATGAAAATGTTACTTTAAATAGTAAACTTGATAAACGTGATGAGGAAGGCGACCCGTTGTATAAAAAAATGAATGACCAGTGGGAAATTAACCGTCAAATGGTTGAGAATACTGAAACTATTGAGATAGACGGCAAACAAAAAACTAGGATAACTAATAGCATATTCCCAAAGATTAGAACAATGGTTGGTCTTGAAACTGATCAGATGACTAAGCCAGTAGTTCGTATGCCTTTATGGAAAACTGTTGAGGATGGAGAAATAGACCCAAAGAAACGTGACGAAATGTTAGAAAAGGCAGATGACTTTGAAACTTATTTTAGGCAAAAATGGCAAGATGACCAAGGGCAGACTATTTTAACAAAACTGTTCTTTCAAAAGCATTTTTATGATGATGGATTCTTAATACCTAATTGGAATTTTGATGAAGATGACTTTGAATTTATAAACATAAGGACAAAAGATGTAAAGATTGACCCAAATTGTACAACAATAAAAGACGCTGAATGGGTTAAATTGATACAATTTTTCAATAAATCAAAGGCTATTGATAGGTTTGGAGCAGATAACGCCGAGAAAATTAAATACGGTGCTTATGATATTAATGAGTCTAGCAGTGAATATGGCAAAGACAAGTCAATGGATAATGACGGTGATAAGCTAAGAAAATCAACAGTTAAGGTTGAAACTTGGCTGTTTGACGGCTTTATTATCTACAGAGCCGAAGGTAAAGAAGGAAAAAAAAGTAAAATCATTTTAAATAAATTAGTTAATCCTTACTATGATTTTGATAGCGAGGGTGAACAATATCGTAAGTTTATTGAAGGCAAGGCTGATAAAAAAGGTCAACTCGCTAAGTTTGCCGAGGCTAAGGATAAAGAAACCGGAGAATTTAATGATGATAAAGTTAATGAAATTTATGATGGCATAAAAGAAGGCGAGGTAGAAGGCGAGGAACTTGATGATACATTTAAGTCGGTAAAAAACTATTTTAAATATCCACGCAAAGCTATTATCCATTTCCCAGCATATAGTACCGGCGATAGCTTATATAGTTTTCCAAACTTTAAACAGGGCATACCACTGGCTGACAGCATTGAAATAACAAAGCAAAGGTTTAAAAGATATGAGGAACACGCATCCGAGCCAACAACATATTATAACTCAGGCAATATTACTGCTGATGAGGCTAAGAAATTTCAAAGGCGCAGAGCTGGTGAAACAGTTGGTATACCTTTAGAAGGTGATGAAAGTTTAAGGGATAATGTTTTATGGGATAATGGAAAAGAAATGCCGGTGTCAGTGTTTAACAATATGGCTGATAACGAAAATAAACTTGATGATATATTCGGCAATAATGATATTTCAAGGGGCGTAAGCGACCCAGCTAATAAGACCAAAGGTGGGATTGAAGCGGTACAACGCGCGGATCAGACGCCTATAAGACTACTTACTAGAAATGACGAGGACGCTATGCAGGAAGTCTTTGAATGGATGATGCAGTTTATTGCTCTATTTTATCCAGAACCAAATCATTTTATTGAACGTAATGATGATGAACTTGGCAAATATCAAACACCAATTACTAGCGAGGATGTTATAGAAGGAATCAAAGTTTTAGTTAAGACTGGAAGCACAATGCCGGTTAATAAAGAAGCACAGCGTGAAGAGTTAAGAGTTGACGCGGCCAGAGGCATTATCGCTCCGGAAACTTACTTTGAAAACCTTGACGAGATTGATGACCCTAAGAAACACGCTTATCGTTTAGCTAACTGGAAACAGGGTTTTGTATCAGACGCGCCGGTCAATAGCGCACCAACTGAAGGCGGTGAACAGGAAGATTTAGGGCAAGAGGGCGACCCTAATGTACGGATGGCAATGGAAGAAAATGTACAAATGGAAACTGGACTTAATGTTGATATAAAAAAGGGCGAAGATAGTAAAATTCACTATGACTTACATTTAAGGGGCATTCAAAAAGTAGAGGCAATGCCAGAGGGCAAGGAAAAAGAAACAGCTAAGGCCGCCTTTGTAGAGCATTTAACTGAAACCAAGGAAGCTCTAGCCCAATTAGGTATTAACGTAGATCAATTATAATTAAATATAAATCGCTCCACTAGAGTTAGAAGTAGTTTAAAATCTGCTCACTATCAATAGTAAGTGATGAAAGGAACTTTAAAATGGACAAGTCAAATGACACAACTCCCAAAGACGGGGATGATGTAGTAGAAGAAGAATTGGATTTATCAGAAGAGGATTTACATTCTGATGAAAAAGATGATGAGAAAGACGATGAAAAAAAACCCGACGGCGAAGATGAGGAAGATGACAACGATGATGATGCTGACGCTTTAGAAGAAGTTTTGGAAAAATCGGTTGATGATTTAACCGACGAAGACAAAGCTCTCATAAAAAAGCACGGCGAACATTTATCCGATGCTAATAAGGATAAATTTAAAACCATTATCGGTGGGGATACTGAAGAGTATTCCAAGGAGCGTTTTGATGGTTTAATGTCAACAATGAATAAGAATAAAGACGAGTTTAATAAAAAACTTGAGGAAATGTCTGAAACTCATAAAAAGGAAATTGAGGCATTAAAACAACCCGACGACACTAAACTCACAGATGAGGAAAAACAAGCTAAATCAGAAAAAGAGGCAGGCAAGGAGTTTGTAGAAAAAGTTATGAAAGATGACCCTGTTTATAAAAGGATGGCAAAGGAGCAAAAAACAGAAGAAAATCTACAAGCTACTATAAAAGAATCTTCAGAGCATTTTTCAGAGCTTGATAAAATTAGTAATCAAGACTTTAAAGACGGCAAGGTTCAAAAGAAATATTATGATTTAGCCAGTGAATACACTAAGGAGTTAGGTATCTTTGTAAATGTTTTGGCGGCGTATAAGCTAGAGCAACAGCGTGATAAGGTTACTAGCGATACAAAGCATAAGATTAACAAAGATATTAAGCGTAAAAAAGACGCTGACTTAAAGCCAAAGCAAAAAGGCGGAGGCGGTAAAGCTCCTAAGGAATTTGACCCATCTACTGGAACTGCAGATGAACTGTGGGATAGTGTTGAAGAAGATTTAGCATCTTAATTATTAACCAGAAATATTATGGCCGTAACCGATTGGGGTAGGCTAACATCAATTACTAGAACAAAAGTTATGCCTTTCGTGGTTAATCAAGTTTCAGAAGATTATCCATTGTTAAAAAGATTTTTAACCAAAGGCGAGAAAAAATCCGGTGGTTCTAGGATTGAACAACCTATCACTTATAAATATAAAACTCAAGGCGGATGGTATTCCGGAATTGAAGTTTTAAACACAGCACTTGAAAATACCAGAACTCGTGCTTATTGGGATTGGAAACAATTATACGAACCATTGGTTTTTGATAATATGGAAATATTTAAAAACTCCGGTGGTGAAGATATAAAAATTGTTGACCTTATGAAACAGGAAGCGCAAGAAGTTAGAGAGTCTTTACGCAATAACTTCGCAACATCTCTTTATTCTGATGGTACTGGTGATGATAATAAAGAGCTTACAGGTCTTGACGCTGCCATTGATGACGGTACAAACGTCACAATTTATGGTGGCATTACTATTGGAAATTATAGTTGGTGGGCTGCACAGTACACAGCAGTTAGTGCTGCTATCAGTTGGGCTGCCGTAGCTACAATGTACGATAGTTGTGCATCCGGTACAGATGCTCCAAGCATTGGTGTTACCACTCCAGCTATTTGGACTGATTTTGAAGCATTGCTAGAGCCGAATGTCAGATACAATTTTCAAGCCAATGGTTATCCTAAATTTGACGGTGGCATCCAAGATGCAGTCTTATTCAGGGGAATGAAAATCATTAGTGATGAATATTGCACAAGTGGTGAAATGAATTTTATTAACGATCGTTATATGAAATTTGTTATTGCCTCTAAGCATCCGAAATATGCTACTGACGCAAACGGTTTTACCACTACTGATTTGAAAGAACCTTCTGATCAAGATGGTCAAGTTGGTTTCTTACTATGGTGGGGAAATCTTACTAACTCCAGACCTAATAGGAATGGGAGATTAGTATCTATCAGCTAACCAAACTTCTATGAATAAATTAAAAAACTACGCAGGCCTTTTCATAGTTAGTTTATTGGTTGTGGCAGTAATCGTTATAGGTTGTAACGGTTTTACAGCTAAAGCTGATACTGACGCTGATAGGCTTGATGAGATAATGACAAGTTATCTCCAAATTCAATCTAAAAAATTGGATTTAGAAATTAAGAAATTAGACGTTGTAAGTAATTCTGTTAGCGAAGTAAATGTAGTTGATGAAAATTTTGGAGCAGTCACTCCTTATATTGAAAACTACTTTGATAATATTAACCGTAATGGTAAATATTATAGTGCTTTACCGATTGAGCTTACCGGAACAGCCGGAACTTTAAGCGTAGGTGGTACTTTGACCGTGACTGGTGCTACTACTATTACTGGCGCGATTGGTGCTGGTGTAGTCGTAACTGATACATTTACCCAAGGCGGTGGAGTAACAGCAACATCTACTAACGGTTCAGCTGGTACATTCCTAGCTACTGCATTTGATACTGAAAATATTATTAGGATTACGGCTAATTTAGCTGCTCCTACTTTTACTTTTACAGCTAGTTCATCTCTAACTTCTTTTATTCCTACTACTGGCGACCACAGAATGTTAAGAGTTGAAAATGTTTCTGCAGTAACAAGCACAACTATCGCATTTGGTACTGGTGTTACAGGATTTAATGCATCTACTACAAGTTCATTTGTAATCGCACCTAGTGAAAACGCTATCCTTCATTTCTGGAGAGTAGCAACAGGTGGCGATATTGAAGTAGATATGATTGGTACACATCAATAAAGTTAATTTCTTATTAATCAATTTTAACCCACAATATTATGTCCAAAGGTGGAACAATGTCAAACGACATTTCAACTCTTGGTGGAATAGCGGGCGCAATAAAGACAGACGGCAATCGTGAATTTATTTATTGCTACGTAGCCGCCGCCGCCGCACAGGGTGCGCCACTCGTATTGACTTACGATGGTGATGAGGCTACTAACCCTAAAACTGCCGCACCGGCAACATTAGCTGTTTATCAGTTAATCGTATTCCCACTTGCCCTTCAAGGTAGTACTGCCGGATTTGCTTGGTGTCAATATAGAGGCGACGCCGAGGTTTTAGTTACTGGTGCAACCGACGTTGCCAAAGATGACTTCTTAGAAGTCACTAATACTGAAACAGCGTTGGAAAAAGACGCTACTACAGTATCAGTAAATTCAGTAGCTATTGCCCAAGAAGCATACACTGACGCTGCCGATTTATTAACAAATGTTTATTTGTTAGGTAATAGAGTTATTATAGCTGCCAGTTAAATTCTATTTATTATTAACCCATAATTATATGTCTAAAGGTGGAACAATCCAAAACGACATTTCAACTCTTGGTGGGGTAGCTGGTGCTATTAAAACTGACGGTAATCGTGAATACATATATTGCTATGTTACTGCCAGTGCTGCAAGAGGTAAGCCGTATGTCTTGACGTATGACGGGGATGAAGCAACTAATCCAAAAACTGCTGCTCCATCAACATCTGCTGTTTATCAGCAAATTGTTTTCCCAGTTAAGGCTCAAAGCTCTACCGCGGGCTTTGCTTGGTGCCAGTATAAAGGAGATGCTTATGTTTTAGTTGATGGCTCAACTTCCGTAGCTAAAGATGACAATTTAGAAGTTATCACTGCTGGCGTGGCTCTAATTGTTGACGGAACTTCTGGTGCTACTACCAAAACTATTAGATCATTAGGTATCGCTCAAGAGGCTCAAGCAACTGCTGCCGCTACACTAACCTATGTTTATCTTTTCGGTGAAAAAGTAAATGTTGGTGGTTCTTAAACCGTATTGTTGATTTTTAAAGCCTCTGACAAAATGTCGGGGGCTGGATAAAATTAATTAATCGTTGCTCACCGCACATTGCGGAAGTAACAGAAAGGTAAAAAATATGAAAGGAAAATTTACACCCATTGAACAAATCAAACCAGACTTAGACCCAAATCAAGCCTGCGTAGTTTTTAATCCATTACCAGAAGATTTTAGTTTTAAATTTGGCGGTGAATTAATAACATTAAAATCAGAAGAAGGCAACATTATGTCAAAGCCTGTGGCTTTTCATATGGCAAAACATTTAGCTAAAAAAATTGCTTATGAAGGGCTTTTTGAAGCATTGCAAGAAAAACACAAAGATAATAAGGACATTGCTATGTGGAAAAAACAAACTGATATGAGAGTTAAACCTGAAACCATTGTCGGCATTATTAATTTATTAGTTAAAGATTTGAAAGGCTTTACTGGTGCTGAAAAACTTGTTGAAGCTATGAAAGAAAGATTAGATAAGAGTTCTACTATTGAAAAAGCAAAAGAAAGGTCTAAGAAAAACGCTGACGAAAATGATGACGAGGAAGATGAAATTGTAACTGACGCTGCCAAAGATGATAAAGACGAAAAGCCTAACAAACCTGTTGACGAAGATGAAGATATTGATGAAGACATTGACGAGGAAGAAGACGAGGAAACACCAGCTGACGAGGAAGATGAAGATGACGAGGAAGATGAAAAACCAGCTAAAAAGAAAGAAGTTAAAAAGAGTAAAACGACTTCCATAAAATCAAAAAAATAGGGTAGTCATTTTATAGGTTACTCAATCCACCTCCTTTTGAGTAACCAATTAAGATAATTATAAAGGTAAAGCTAAAAAAAAATATATATGAGTGCATATACAGGGCAAAATTATGTGGATGGGGCTAGAAAAAGTTTAGATGACCCCTTAAAAGAAGCTTGGAGCGATGAAAATTTGCTGGAGTTTGTTAATGATGCTCGAGAAGATATTTGGAACGATGCTAAATGGAATTTTAAAAAGTTATTTTCAAATAGTGGTAGTGATGGCGATTATAATACAGTCGTTGATCAAGCTACTTACTCAATCCCTACTTCTATTGATATATTATTAGGCATAGTAGTCATACTAGGCAATATTAAGTATCCTTTAAAGCCTTTAAGTTTTAGAGATTATACAAGCCGTACTCAAGGCATAGCCGTTGGCGGGTTGCCAACTGGATTTTATAGAGATGGTGATGAAGTATTATTTGACCCTGCACCTAATGAGGCTGACTCTAATAATATTTATTGGTATGGCTGGGGTAATGTTACTAGACTTGCTTTGGCTGATGAAGAGGGTGATTTTCCAGCTTCATTTTATACGGCTATTAAATTACATACTATTGGTTCTGCTTGGGACGCTGATGAAGATGGAATAAATGCTGAAAGATATTGGCGCAGATATGTTGACAGAGTTAAAAAATTAAAACCAAGGTACGTACCGGAACAATTAGCTTATGCTGATGGTGATAATAGTTTTGGCTGGGTTAGCGAGGATTCACCACAAAGATTAGGTACTATCACTTAATATTATGAGAAATGTACAACCACCATTTGGACAATCTAGGGTTATTGGTGGGGTCAATACGGAAGATTATAAACTTGACCTTGCTGAAAATGAACTTGGGTCAGGGACACGCAACGGCGTACTGACTAAGATTGGTATTATAAAAAAACGTGAGGGTTCAAGTGAGGTTGGTACTTCAACAGGTGTGTTACCAGTTAGAACATTACAACAATATATTGATAGTGACAGTAATAGTTATATTCATAAAATAGTAAATACATTTTTGGTGAGAAGTGATGTTGCAGGTGCAAATAAAGTCAATGTAAAGACAGGACTGACAGCAAATTTAGCTACTAAAGGATTATTGTTCTTTTCAATAGATGGTACAAGCGTTGGTAGCGGTACGGCAAGCTCCGGGACAGCCTCAACATTAGTTGATACTGGAATTGGTTGGACAGTAAATGAACATATAGACAAAGTAGTTAAAATTACAGTTGGCACTGGTGTAGGACAGGTTAAACAGATTTTAAGCAATACCGCAGATACATTAGCTATTTTTGGACGGTGGGATACTAACCCTGATGGGACTAGCCAATATGTTATTCAAAGTACAGTAAAATCAGCCATATATTCAAACGGTACTGATCAGCCATTTAAAGTGGTTAGCACAACGGCCACAAGTTTAGGTGCGACTTACCCTAAATTTACAGAGGCCATAGTACATTTAAAACGTATTTTCTACATTGACCCGGATAATAATAAAAAGATTAGGTGGACTGACCCGTTTATTTCTGATGGTGTACTTGAAAGTGATACCCAAAATTTCTGGGATATTGAAGAGGGTGCAATCGCGCTTGGTCGCGCCGGCCGTAATACATTGGTTATTTATACTTCAAATAAGACCGGTGCTTTACTCGGCGATGAGCCTGATAATTTCTCATTTGCTTGGGTTGATCAAAAAAATGGTTGTATTGCTAAAGAGAGTGTTAAAAGTTGGGATAATTATAGTATTGCACTAGCAGATGATGGAGTTTATAGATGCGATGGTGTGTCAAATATACGCGTGTCACGCAAGATAAGCCCTGAATTGAAAGCTATACCCAGACCGTACAGAAGTTTGATTGAGGGCTTCGTTTTTGACGATAAATACCACCTTACAATGCCTTACTCAAGCACTTCTACCTATAATGATAAAATATGGGTTATGGACTTAATATGGTCGCCTACGGTTATAGATGAAAAAGGTGAGAGTGATGGTGCGTGGATTCCTTATGAGAGTTTAAACATTAGTACATTTGCTCAAGTAGTTAATTCAGATAATGAGGCAATGTTATATTTCGGTAGTGCTACGACTTATAAGATTTATAGACTTTATGATGAAACTTTTAATGATAGTGATTCTCCGATTAACTTTGATGTCTATACTAGAGGATTTACTTTAGGAATACTTATCAGAAAAAAGAGAATGAAGAAATTGACAGTCTTGGCCGGTGCAAATGATGCTCAATATTTATTAAGTTGTAATTATGATTTAGACCAAAAAGGATTTAGTTTTATTGGCAATGTAGATACAAATGTTAAAGGTTCTTTATATGACGTAGCAACCTTTGATGTAGCTACGTTTGGCGGAGCTGATATAGCAGTTGGAATATTCAAAAATTCTGGTAGTGGTCGAATGGTTCAATATCATTTTTACAACAGAGAATTAGATCAGCCAATGGAAATTTACGGCTGGGAACAAGTTTACAAACTTAAAACATATAAATAATGTCTAAAAAATATAACCACGAAGATAAAAATGTAAATGGTGAATTTGATGAGGTTTATAAGAAGACTGATTTGAGTAGAGTAGACGAAGAGCAACCACAAAATCCGCGTGTCGGTATGCAATGGTATCAACCATCAACAGATACTTTAAAAATTTATAATGGCACAGCTTGGTTTACACATTAATTTAAAACTATATGAAAAATCTTAACTTAATATTATTACTAGCTCTAGCATTTATCTTAACTGGATGTGATGCGACTTTTTCTGATGAGCCGGCACGTGAAAGAGGTATTGGCGCAGCCATAACTAAACCTTATACTTTTTCGCCTAGTGGTGTTATTCGCTCATCAGAAATGAACTCAAATTTTGATACAATTTATACCTTAGTTAATGGCAATTTGAATAATGCCAATATTATAGCGTTAGCAGGTATTGCCGCTTCAAAAATTCAAGGTACAGCAGTTGTTCTTACACCTACGGCTTATTCTCAAACAATAAATAGTGCCATAACTTTAAATGGTGCGCTTTTAATGTCAACGACAACTGGTGCATTTTTACCACCTAGTTTAACCGCAGCGCAACGTGATGCTTTAACTCCGACCGCTGGTTGGACACATTGGAATACAAGCTCGACTAGCATGCAATATTATGACGGTAGTAATTGGCAAGAGTTTAGTTCGGGTGCGTCTGCTTATACTGGAGGTGACGGTATCGCTGTTACTGGTAATAGCGTAGCAGTTGATTTAGTAGCTAGTAATGGTTTGGAATTTTCATCTAATGATGAGCTAACCGTTTCAACTTCTACTAATATTATTTTAGAAGGTGGTAATTTATCAGTATCAACTTCAACAACTTATGCGTGGACTGGGGCTCATACTTTTTCTGCTACTACTACAATGGCTACTTCTACAATAGTAGAATTAACTGTTTCTAATGATGCTACTTTTAATGGCATTTTATATATAGGAGCAACTTCATCGGCTAGCTTAGTTGATAGCACAAATGCTGATGATTTACACGACCATAACTTAATAGGGACAGGTAGTAAATATCCTAAAGATTATTGGAATTTTAGTATTCCGTTTTTAATATCAAGTAATATATCATCAGGTGATTTTTGGACTGCTACTAATTTAAGCGTTTCAGGTAATCACTCATCACAATATTTTGTATCTGCTCCAACTGGCGCACCACTTTTAATTACAGCAAGTTCTACTTTCCCGGGATTAAGTTGGGATGATGGCAAAGATGTTATAGTAGAATTTGGAATGCAAACAGTTGATGGTGTTAATGAAGACCACGGAATTGGTTTAATTCAAAGTTCAATAGAAGAATTAAATACAAGTGCTACTGACGCAGTTATATTCCTTATTTGGAGTGATGCACTTTATGCTAAAACAAGTAATGCTGGAGTAGGCTTGACTAATAAAATAATTACAGGAATTACTTTAACCGATATGAATACTTATAGGATAGAATTTGACGCTGGAGTTTCTGCTAAGTTTTATGTAAACGGTTCACTTGCTACTACTACTACTACGACTTTACCAGATGGAACTACTGATATTAAGTTTGGTTTTGGTGGTTTAAATGCTACTGATTATATTAAGTATGTTACAGAACCGATGTTTAGCGTGGAAAAATAAATATTAAATAAATATTAAATATTAATCAAAAAACTTATGAGAAAATATCTACACAGTGGGGAACAAACCTCACTAAACGCTCAAAAAGCAACCGGAGCAGGCACAGCTATTAGTGTTAATGAGTTTAGACATAAAATGCTTACATTAGCAACTGCTGGAATGGCCGCCGGTGATGAAGTAACTATTAAAGTACAAGGTTCTCAATCCAAAACTGTACCGACATTTGGAAGTGCAAAAAGTGCTAGCAATAGATGGGATTATATTCAAGTAGTTGACCTTCAAAATGGCGATAAGATTAATGGTGATACTGGCATACCTTTTACATTTACTGATGATGGCACTGCTGATGTAAAACAATTTGCTATCAATGTTGATGGTTTAAGATGGATTTGTTTAAATATTACAGCTAACAATGATACAACCAATGTTGCCGTTACTGGCTTAATTGATGTTTATAATGATTAAAATATAAAACTATGTTAAAAGATAAAAAGTTTTTAATTTTACTGGGATTTTTATTAATCTTGGTAGTGTTTAATTTGTGCCAATTAGTTGCAAATAAACAAAATGATAATTTTGGAGCTAGAACTTCTGATGATCAATGGGATAATGATGGAGATGATATTTATTACACTGATGGCAACGCTGGTTTTGGTACTAATACGCCAAATGAAGGATTAACTCTATCGTCAAGTACTTTAATGGTTCACGAACTTGGTTATCCGGAAAATGTAACTACGGCAACAACTACCGGTGGTTCTTTAATAGCAACGACCACTCATTATTTTCTAGTTTCTGCTGTAAATGGAAATGGTGAAACAAAGACGGTAAGTGAGCAAACTTGTGTTACCAGTGATGTTGGTGAATCAGCCATAGCCACTAAATGTAATATAACTTGGGAAGCTATTTCTCTAGCCGATTCTTATAATGTTTGGGTATCAACTTCAACCGGAGCGTTTACAAGATATTTTTCAACTACTACTATTCCGGCTCAAATTGCTACCACTACAAATGCTTCAGTTGGAACATTAATAACAGAAACAGACGCTTATATAAATCAAATAGGGGCTAACGCTGATAATTTCTTTTTAGGAAATAAAACTGGTATTGGTACAGCTACACCTAGAGAATTATTGGATATTTATAGCACAGCAACTCCAACACTTCATCTTAGTACTTCGGCGGTGGATAAAGGCGGTTCTATTGAAATGAAAAATAGTGCTGGAACGCTAAGCTGTTTTTATATAGTTGGCACAACACCAACTGTTGTGGCAGGAGCTTGTAGTAATTAAACAAATATATGAATTTAAACCAATTAAAACAACTTAATAGTAAAATCAAGGATGCTGAAAAAAAACTCAACAGAGTTTTGGTTGCTATAAATACTTCTAAGGCTGAATCGGAAGAATATAAAATTAAGGCAGATGAAGCTAAAAAACTATATAAAGAATCTTTGCCAAAAAAAGACAGTTTGGAAGTAGATATTTATAAACTTGGTTTAAAAGTTAATAAAATTAATGTAGGTATTTCAGAAAAGCAAATTGAACGCACTAATATTGAAAATGAATTATCAGTATTAAATACTCAAATTAGTGAGAAGACTACCGAATTAATATATATTCAAGATAAGGCTAATAAAGAGATTAATAAAATTAATTCAAAATTTAATGATGCTGAAAGCCAGTTTAATAAAAAAATGGTTAAAATTAAAAATGAATTAGATAGTTTTGAATCTGATAAAAAAGATAAGGAAGATAAGTTAAAGACAATAGATGACAAGATTGAAAATAGTAAAAAAGTAAAATCTGAATTGATCACGGAAATTGATGATTTAGAATTAACTAAAAAATCATTAAAATCTGATATTAAAGATTTAAAAACTAAATTTGAAGAAGCTGAAAATAAAGTGCTTGAATTAAATAATAATATATCAGACCTTGATGATGAATATAAAAAAGCTAATAAAAAATTAAAAGAGCTTATAGATAAAATTGAAAAACTTGAAAAGGATAAAATAAAGTTACAAAATGACGTTGATAAATTAAAGAAAGAAAAGATTTATGTTTCACAGTTTCATCAATATTTAAAAGACATGGAGTTAGAAATAAAAAGAAATTATAGTGACGCTGGATTACAATATCAATTTTATGAACCATTTAATAAAAAAGATGAATAAATATTTATTATTAGGATTTTCAATCTTATTGTTATTTTTTGTTAGTGCTGATAATGTGTCGGCCGCTAGAACAGAGGGATATTGGAGTCCTATAACATCATCTTTTTTACATACAACTAAACCAACTGGTTATAGCTTACAAATTCAAGGCAGTAATAAATATCTTAACTTTAATTCCTTGCGTGGCGTATCAGGTTATGGTTTTAGAGATAGTGCTGGCGATATGCAAGTCAAAAATAGTGGAGGCTCTTGGGCTGATATAGTTTTTAGTGGAGGAGATGTTATATTCGGCACTCTAAACGCAGGCACTACAACCCTCGCAGCCACAGGCACTAATCCAATCTTAACAGTTACACAAGGTGGTACAGGCAATGCTTTAAGTATTACAGGAACAACTACTATGGCAGGTGATTTAATTGTAGATACTAATACTCTTTATGTAGATTCTATTAATAATAGAGTTGGAATAGGTAGAATCCCATTGGTAGAATCCCTTGAGGTAGAAAATGGTATTGACTTATTCCATACTGCTATTGAAGCTAATGACCACGCCTTTGAGATTGCCTTAGACGCTGCTGGATTTGGAGATGTTAAAGCCATAGATATTAACTACACTTCTGGAGCAATAGCTGACGGACAAGATGAAGGAGTTGTTTTAGTTAATATTGATGAAACTTCTGCTACTGGTGGGGATGTATTTGCCTTAGAAGTATTGGCTACGGATGGTTCTGCTGATATTTATGGATTAAAAGTCGCAGCTTTAGTTAATCCTGTTCATCAAGATTCAGGAACATTCGCTAATCCCACTACAGGAACAGACAATAGTACATCAACTGATGTGGCTGCTATGATAGATGGAGATTCTGGAACATTAACTTCTATCTTTGAAGCTGATAATGAATATATAATAATAGGTGCAGCAACAGCATTTGAAGAGCTTGAATTTATTCTCACTACAGTTTCAAGTGGAGCGGGTGTAAATCCTACATTTTGGTATTCAACTGCAGGAGCGGGACAGTTTACTCAATTTACTCCCACAGACGGAACTAATGGATTTAGAAATACAGGTGTTGTTGCTTGGGATGCAAGCGATTTAACTGCTCATACTACCAATGATGATACTGGAACTTATGATATTAAAGTTATAAGAACAAGAAATAATTTAAGCACAACTCCAATTTTAGGATATGCCAAGTCGGCAGCCACTACTGAATATATTTGGGATAAGAATGGGAATATAAATTTATTATCAGTTATTGCTCCTACTATTTGGGGTGCTTCTACTTCTGCTACCGACCTAACCATAAGAGGCACGTCACACGGAGATAATAATGGCGATATAATTTTAAATGATTTAGGTGGGAATGTAGTTTTAAAAGATACAACATCTGCTACTACTGGTAATATTTTTAAAGGTGCTAATAGATTCATGCACAACTTCCACGACCCAAATGGAAATGGATTTATTCCTATAGGAAGAAATACTTTTGTTGGAGAATTAGCAGGTAACTTCACAATGGGAAGTACTGCCGCAGCAGGTACATATGAAGCTTCTTATAATGTCGGGATAGGATATGCTGCCCTCTACTCCAACACCA